CCTTGACCCATTCTGTTGCTACCGCAAACTCCATTGCATTTCTGCAACGGTATCCAGTTATTCCATTGGGGTTAGTCTCTGTAAAAGCACCCCAGTCTGTAGTAATAGTTGGAGTTCCGCAGGCTTGCGCCTCGATCACCACATTACCAAAAGGTTCTATGTAAAGCGTTGGAGCAAATAGGGCAATAGCACCGCCCATTAACTTTGCTCGTTCTTCTGGACCAACAGGTCCTACCCATTCACCATATTCAATCTTTGGGTTCTTACCTGGGCCTGCCATAATCAACTTAACGCCTAGTTCTTTACAGACGTGTTGTGCTACAACTAAACCTTTACGATCTACCATACGTCCTACGTACAGGTAGTAATCTTCCTTCTTCTCTTGTAGCGGGAACATCTCTGGTTCTAAGTAACCAGGTATTACCGCATCATAGAAGTTACCATCTACCATAGTAGGGTTCTTGAAAGCAGCATAGATGCTGTGCATCCAAGCGTAAGACTCAAAGACTTTGTACTGGCTAAATACTCCACCATAGCCAACGCCAAACTCTACGCTCATATACTCTGGGTAAGCATCTGCAATAGGCTTTTGTGAATAGCCACCGATAAGACAGATAAAGTCTTTCTTCTGCAGGCGCTTGCCTAGCTGAATGATGGCGTTACTGTTAAAGATCTGCCAATGCGGTAGCGCATTATCAAAGGCAGCTTCTGTGTAGTGCTTACCATCGAGTGCTTCATCTTGCTGTTCTTTAGTGATGCAGGTGATTAACTCATCAACTGGCGCTTCATTATCTTCACCAGCATAGAGATAGACCGTATGGCCTAGGTTCTTCATCATTATACAAAAGCGCCTTACCTTTTCAGTATAAGCGCAGTTGACGTAATCTTTAGTTGTTTGTGTATGTGGCAGGCTTATGACGTGGAATCTCATAGTGCGAGATTATACTATGTCTCCGACGATCAAGAAGGTGTTGCTCGCCGTACAGATCACCGTGGCGGCAGACTTATTAGTTCTCAACTTGGGAGCAGTTGTTGTGGCACCAGTTGAAAGGATAGTAACTCCAGCACCTTGAGCAAAGGTCACTTGACCTGCTCCGTATTGGACTATGTGGATCTGGTCATTAGCACTAAAGACTGATGGTGGCACTGTAAGGGTAATAGCAGCAGCGTTATTAAGAGTAACGATATCGCTGAGATCGCCAATAACAAGTGTGTAAGAAGTACCAGTCTGGGTATTAAACCCTGCGATGTTACCAACACCAGTAGCGCCAGTTGGTCCGGTAGGACCAGTTAAACCTGTTGGTCCTGTAGGACCTGTAGCACCAGCAGGTCCAGTAGCACCTGTTAATCCCGTAGGTCCAGTAGGGCCGATGTCACCCGTAGCACCGATAGGGCCTGTAACACCAGTAAGACCAATAGGTCCCATATCTCCTGTAACACCTTGTGGCCCTGTGGCTCCTGTAGGCCCTGTAGCACCTGCTGGACCAGTAGCACCTGTCACACCTGTTGTACCAGTAGCTCCATCTGGACCAGTAGCACCTGTGGCTCCTGCTGGTCCTGTGGCTCCTGTAGGACCTGGAACAACGCTGTCAGCACCCGTAGGACCTGTAGGTCCTGTGGCTCCTGTAGCCCCTGCAGGCCCTGTAGCGCCCGTAGGACCAGCGACTGTGCTATCAGCACCAGTTGGGCCAGTAGCGCCTGTAACGCCCGTAGGACCGGTTGCACCAGTAGCACCTACACCTGTAGGTCCAGTGACACCAGTAGCACCTGTTGGGCCTGTGGCACCTGTTACACCAGTTGCACCAGTTGCTCCTGTGGGGCCAGTTGCACCGACAGGACCACTAGGACCAGTTGGACCTGTGGCTCCACCGATACCTTGAGGACCTTGCTGTGCTGAGAATACTAAGGATTGGTTCGGGGTAATAGATTCAATAACTACATAAGTGGTCATAGCGTTACAGCCCCCGTTACGATAAATAAACCTTCAAGATATCTAGTGATAGTAGATCCGCTATCTAGTACTAAGTCATATGAATAGCGACCAGGAACGATTGGCTCTGTAAGAGCTGCAGACAGGGTCACAGTCACAGTGCCAGTAGCACCAGTAATTACCATACGACCATTGGTTGTAGTGGCAGTGATGGTGGTAGTAGTTGACCCAACGAATGGGCGCACTGTCATAGTTCCGGTGTAACCAGTAAGGTTGATCGGAACAGCATCGTTGTTGATCGAGAACTGAAAATTAAATGTTGTTGCTTGTTCGCAGATTAGATTAAATTTAGCACTCACGTAGAGACTCCTCTGAGAGCTTGCGCTGCAGGTAGTTGAAAAGTACCAGCGATAAGGTTACATACGCCGCTATAGTCAAGGCGGTTAGCGCTAGTCGTCCCCGCAATCGCATTTAATACTCCTACTGTGTCTGTTAAGTTTGTTGATACTGAACGTTGGACAGCCCACTGGCGAGCAGCAAGTGCCTCATCTACCATCTCACCTGGTGTTCGATAGGTGCCACCATTAGCAAGACGATTGAGTTCGTCTAATAGCGTTGTACCGTATTCTCCTAGTGCCACCTATATCTCCTCTACTTCTTCTTGCGGGCTGCTGCTGCGTTATCAACCAGGTTTGGATATGGTCGTCCTGCTGCCTTAGCTCGTGCTTTCGCTGCTGCCTTTTGTGCAGGCGTTAGCGCTTTTGATGTCTTCTTAGGATTCTTTGTATCCCAAAATGCTACTTTCTTTTTCATTTGCAACTACAATCCCAAGCACGAAGTGACTTGTTAATTCTTGAGTTCGGATCTCTAGCTGTCTTGCTAGAAGTATTCTTTGCCTTCATTCCACACATACGACCACAGAAAGACTTGCGCCGTCCTGCAGACTTAGGTGACTTGGCAGCCTCAGCCTTTTTGACTGGAGGCTTAAGGTTCATCCCCTGCGCTTTGGCAGAGGCACGACCCTTTGCGTTAAGGCCACCCTTTGGGTTCTTGCCTTCTGCTCTTTGCCACGCTGGAGACTTAGCCATTTACTTTGTCTTACCCATTCTCTTCTTAGACATCTTTGCTTGTGATAGTGCAATAGCAACTGCTTGCTTCTTGCCCTTAACTACTGGCCCTCTACTAGACCCAGAGTTTAGAGTTCCAGCTTTGAACTCTTTCATAACCTTGGCAATCTTGGCTTTCTTAGCTGCCTTATTCATTACTTGGCAGCCTTGCCCATTGCACCTGTCTGGATTGATTCGTAGGTGCAGTACTTCATAGCACTTTCGTATTGCTTGTCAGGTGTTGGGTACTTTGTGATGTACTCGTCTGATTCCATTTCCATCTTTGCGTAGTTTTCCATTGTTACTCCTTAGTTTTTGAAGGTCATTGCGATTCCATCGAAAGCCTTACCAGCCTCGTTGGAAAGTTTAACTGCTGCATCTATATCTTTAGACTTAGTAGAACGTGGTTCTATTCCTTGACGTGTTGCATCATAATAAGACTGTAGTTCTTTATCGTGCTGCTTAGCGGTAGGAATACCGTTGCCACGCAAAGAGACTTCATTAACTTGTAAGCCTAGAACCTTGCACCCAAAGCAGGTTGCTACTGGTTCAGGATGATCTTCCCAATGCTTCATACTATCGGTGTCACATAATCGCCGTAGCCGGCGTTGATAAGAACCTGTGCTTGTCCGTCACTGATCTCGTACTCGTGTCCACCAAGGAAGTAATAACTAGCTGCTGCTAGATCATCTTGGCTAGGAGTTAGTGTCAGAGTTACTGTGGTGCCGTTGACAATCATTGTCTGACCACGTGCCACATCTGTCAGGCTGATTGGGATAGCACCGTCAATAGTTCCACCGTTAAACCGGCCCCCTGCCGTTGCACTAGCGGAATTATCCGTTTGTTGCTGCAGACTCAATGCGATAGAGCGCTGCTTCACGAAGGCGTGCAAAGCCTCCGAAGTAGTACCAACCGATTGTGCGGAAACGACGGAGTGCATCAATCTCTGGACCGATAACGGTTGAGATGTCTGCAGCCTGTGCTTCAGCCAATGCTTCACGACCTGCGATGATCGCACGGTAGTTGTTGGTAAATGTAACAGTACCTGTATCTGCTGCTGAAGTAACGTTAGTTGCTGTCAGAGCATAGGTAAATGTTGTTGTTGATGGTACAGATGCGATTGTAAATGTACCGTTAAGTGTTGTTGCAGTTGTAGCAGCAACTGTTACGACCTGGCCTACGCCAAGACCGTGAGCAACTGCTGTTGTGATTGTTGCGACGTTTGATGTCAATGCAACGTTTGTGATTGCAACTGTAGGTGTGATACCTGAAGCGAGCTTTAGACCGTTAAGGACACGTGGTGTCTCAACGATGAAAGCGCCTTCGATAACTCCTACTGCACCAGCAACGAACGGTGTACGCTCTACGTACTTTGTTAGCTCCTGGAATCCACCTGTACCGGTTTCAGCACGAAGATCGGCTGACTGGCGTGGGTGGAGGTATGCTGCGTAGAGTTCACCCATACGAGGCAATGCCTTGTTTGTGCGTAGTGAAACGACAGCGTTGCGGATATCCGCTACTGACATTGTATCTACTGGTAGAACTGTTGCAGATGATGTTGGAGCAGTTCCTGATGGACCGTTAGCGTAGATCGCGTTGGTTCCTGCTGAGAGGACCTGACCTACTACGTTGTCAATCGAATCTGCTGCGTTGTACGCGATGATGTCAGCAAGAGCTGAATCAACGTCGTTGAAAGAAGTTAGGTTTAGCTTCTTTGTTGTTGTTACTGCTGAACCGTATTCGTTCAGAGTTACTGTAACCTGTGAAGGGTTACCGAGAGCAATGGAAGATACATCTGATGTTTCTGTCAATGTAGATGTTGCTTGTGCAAGATCTGAATAGATTGAGAATACAACTGATGATCCTGGCATTGCCTGTTGCACTGGCTTGACGTCAGCGAGAGAACGCATAACTGGAATGGAGCGAAGCGCCATTCTGACATATTGGTCGTATGCGGCCTGTACTAGGGCGCTGATCGTCGAGCTAGAGGTGGGGGTACCTGTTGGGATAGCCATTTGGGTCTAGCCTTTCTTTAGGATCGGATGTTAGAGTCCAGACAATCTAATGACTTCATCTAGTTCTTCACGACTGTTTGTATTGAGAAGTTTTTGCATTATGTCTGCATTATGTTCTGGCGATGAGCCAGCATCTGCAGTGTTAGTCATTCTCTTATACGCAGCCGCTTGAGCCGGATCTACATTAGGTGTTGCCTGGGGTTGGCTGGATTCAAAGCCGAATACATCGGCATAATCATCTAGCCATTTAGACAATGACTCTTCAGTTGGGTCAATGTCCTGCGGAATAAATGAAGCAATTTTGCCATTCACCCCGCGAGATGCGAGGACATCCTTAATTGCTCGTTCGCGTTGGCCCTTGCTTAGGTTTTCAAACTGAGCACGAAGCTCTTGTAGTTCTTTATCCTTTTGCTTTGAAGCCTTGCGTAGTTGCTTTACAAGGTCATTAGACGAATCGTTTGTAGTGATATCGTCGTCGTCATCCTCGTACTCGTAATTGGACATAGTCCATCTCCCTATCAGTTAGTTGATTGCGCCAGCCTCATATTCCAATGGGGATTGGGTATGGCTCTGACTCCTGGTATTGATGTCGCTCCACTAGGCCAGTCGTTCTAGTGGCAGGTTTATTATATTCCGCCTGCGCGATCTCGCGCTAAGGCTCCAGTAGTTACTCCGGTCTGACCACCAAAGGTAGCCTTCTCAAGTCCAGTAACCTTCTGGCGTTGCTTGCGTGCCTCTTGTGCTCCTGTAAGTTTGAATACTTCTGACTCAGCAGTTGCTTGAGTGTAAGGTGATTCACCATAGATAGAAGCAAGTTCTGATCCACGCTGTAGTCCAGCACCGATTGTAGAGTAACCTTCAGTAGCTGCTGCTTTATCCACACCATACTTCTGTAGTTCTTCTGCTCTTGAAAGGCTAGTTGTCAGACCCTTTTGCTGCATTGCTGCTCCACCAATTTCGGCAGCAGTCACCTTACGTTGGATCTCTTTGATAGCGTTCTTAGGATCAAGCGTGTAAGCCAAGATATCGCCATCTTTAATATCTGGATAAAAGTCTTTAAGAGTCTTGAGAACTTCTGGGTTAGACTTAAGCACTCGATCTTGGGCTACCATCAAACGATCTTCTAGTTCTGTGTTGCTAACATCATTAGCAAGGAGTTGTTCAAAACCTTTTTGTGTACCCATAGAGTCTTTGCTCCAGTATGACTCTGGTAGTCCATACTGACGCATTACTTCTTGGTACTGATCTTCCATCTTAATATACTCGGCTTCGCTGAGTGCAGCTAGTCCCTTACCGATGCGCTGCTTATTAGCACCAAAACGTTGCTGGTAGGCAGGTGTCTCACGTAGACGTAGAGTAAATTCATCATCTGAAAGTCCGTCTTGAATGTATTTCTGTAGAGGTTCAACCAATGATCCCAGACCATACTCAGAAAACTTCTTGTAAAGAATGTTGTAGGCTGATTCGCCAGCACGTCGCGTAGTATCAGAAAGTGCTGTCTTATCAGCAAGTAGCGCTTCATACTTGTCATAGGTAGCCTTGTCATTAAAGACTGTGCCATCTGTAGCCGTATAAGTAATTGGTTTTACAGCCGCTTTCTTTTTTGCGGCTTCTGCTTTTCTAGCTTCTGAGGCTTCACGTAATCCTTTAATAACTTCTCTATTAGCTGCTGCTTCTTGGCGACCAAGATCAACAGTTTCTTTTGAGATTCTTGCAGATTCGGCAACGGCACTAAGATTAACATCTTCTTGAGCAAGTCTTTTTTGAAGTTCTTTTATTTGCGCTTTGGTTGCCATCATTACCCCTGGAATCCGAAGTCCTTGAGGACTCTCGATGCTACTTCTGAAACGTTCTCACGTGCCTTATCTGTGAACTGCCAGCGTGGATCTTTGCGGAGTGAACGCTGGTACTCATAGATAGGCATTTCTTTATCTGGACCAATAGCCATACGCAGTGTTGGATCATTTAGAGAAATACTTGTTGGATCTATCTCTAGCGTTGCAGCCATTAACTTCTTGTAAGGAGCATAGACAACATCAAGATCAAGTCCGTTGTCTATCATCTGAGCAACCTTATCTGGCATACCAATCTTGGCTGTGCTGCGAATAAGGTTCTTAAAGATATCTACATTTTCACCATTATCAACACGCTTAACCCAGTCATTAACAATAGAACCAAAATTGTCATCAAGATCAAGTCCATTTGCTACTGCTGTTTTTTCTAACTCTTGGCGAGTAAGAGACTTAGCACCTTCTAAGCGTTGTGTGACCTCTTTCTTGAGGTTAGAATTCTTGTTGATCTCATCCAAAAGGAATTGATTAGCATCAACACCAGTAAGGGTTTCAACAATCTTCTTGCCATTGACTATTTTTATAGTCTGAGTAGAAGGTTGCTTACGTTGGGCATCAAGCAACTTTGAACTAAATATTTTTATTTCGCTAGGAGTTGCGTCACGGCCTAGTTCAGCATTAAAGACTTCATTGATTTTAGCAACAGCCGCTGTTGGACTAGAGATTGAAGGGTACTGTGTAGTAGTTGGGCCATCGCCTAGACCTCCTACACCTGCTGCTTTTCTATTGTTTGCTAAAGTTTTGTAAAACTCAAAACGATCTGTGTAGACCAATCCAAGGCTTGCGTACTTATCAAGATCTTCTTCTGCGGCAATAGCGGCAGGAAGTAGAGCTTCAGCGTTAAAGACACCATTGACTGGACCTTTGTAGGTTCCTGCATCTTTGAGGGCTTGTTGCAATCTCTTTGTTTTTTCAACGCTACCGATTGCACTTTTTAGAAAGTCATCAATGGTCATTGATTGAGCAGGAGATTGTGTAGGACTTTGATAACCAGATGGTTGACTTGTTACCACAAAAGGCTTTTGAGTATCTGTAATTACCTTTTCTGTTTGATTACGCTTGATGCGAGCTTCTTCTAGTTTCTTTTCAGCCGCTTCTTGAGCAGCTTTATCTTGAAGATCTTTTGCTCGTTGAATCTCTTCTTTAGCCGCAGCTACTTTTTTCTTTTCTTCGTCTAATCTTTTCTTATCTTCTTTTTCTTTTTTGTCAGCTTTTTCTTGTCTTTCGGCTTCAGCCAACTTAGTCTCAAAAGAAGATAACTGCTTTTCTAATTCTGACTTCTTTTTCTGATATTCAGGAAAAGCCTTATCAAACTTTACTTTGGCTTCTTCATAACGTGAAGATCCAATTTTATATTTATTCATATTATAGCCAGGGGTGCCATAGCCATAAAGATTATATTCTAGCGTCTTAAGACTGCGCTCAATTTTTTCGATGTCTTGTTTAACATCAATTACATTATCTGCCATTTAGTCCAACAACCTTCCGAATAAAGAGTCATATGCTGCAAGTGTGTTTTCATTAAACTGTGATAGTTCCTTGAGTTTAATTATTGTGCTATCTTTTTTAGATCTTGCAAGGAAATCAGATCCACCAAAACGATCAAAGTTTTCTTTCTCTTTCTTGTAAGCAAGATATGTGTCAAGCATTTTCTTAAGAGCATCAAACGTCTTAGGACTTCTTGCTCGAACACTGTTATTTGCAAGCATTAACTCAAGATCGTTAAGAGCATTGATTCTTTCAATTTCCTTCTGACCGCCAGCATTAAGTTCTTCTGCTACCAATGGACGTCCAGCAAAGAATAGTTCTTTCCAGTCACTAAACTCTTTACGTAATTTGCTGCGAGTATAATCAGTTGCAGCTGACTCTAAACCGCTTTCGTATTCATCTTTACGATCATAGTATGACTGTAGATCTGCTGATGTTTGAATCTTACGTAGATGATCTTCTACTCGCTGGTTCTTGCGTAGACCCATATCAGTCATAGTCTTATAGGCATCCCAAGAGAAACCACCCTTGTTAGGAATAAGGAATACTGCTGCCTCTGGATATTCTTTAAAGATACTTTCGTTTTGTTCTACAAACATACCGGCTTCTTCAGCATAACCAAAGGAAGCAACTGTAGATCTTTCAGATTCTGGAACAGTAAAAGGTATTTGATTAGGGTATAGTTCTACCCAACGCTTCATTGCGTCGTCGTAATCAACATATTCATCTTTAAGATCATTCCACAACTGCTTAAAGTTAGCACGTCCATTGTCACGAACCCACTCGTTCATATCTGATTTGAGCTGAACTTGAGGTGATGCGGGAGCAAAGAATCCAAATACAAAGCGCATACCCAAAATACCTAGGGTAGTATTCTTTACCATTAGGCGGTACTCTTCAAGTTGCTGAGCAGATGGTGGAATAAGATTTCCTTCTGCATCATAACTCTTAGGAATACCGTGTCCTGCTGCCTCAAGGTAGGTAACTGCCTTGCGGTGTGCTGATGCGTACTGTGAGTCACGCTCGTCACGGCCCATTGCACCGATTAAACGGTTGACGTGTGCCGGTAAAAATGCTGAAGTTACAGGTTGATCTACTGCATACTTACCTAAAGTATAACGAGTAATCGTATCGGCTGCGCCTGGGCTAAAGATATTAACAATACTTTCAAGAGTCTTGATAGAAATACCAGCAACGGGTCCAGCAAAGGTAGGAACAAGTGAATCTGGATTTAAAGATGGGGTTAACATCTTAACCTGAGCACCAAACTGAATAGGCATTGGTGCTCTAAACTGTGATCCAATACCTAAACCGTCAAGCATCTTCTGCATTGCGTTATATACAGGTTCAATTCCTGGGTAGATAAAGTACTTTTCACCTTGATCGTCTTCTTGTACGAAACCAGAGTGAGTAATTCCCTCATATGTCAAGGCTGCTATAGCGATTGACTCTGGGTTGTACTTAACAGCACGACCAACACGACGATAAAAGTCCTCAGTGGCACGATAGAAGCGTGCAAAGTTACGAATCGAGAAAGACATCTGTGAACGAACTAGCGGATTGTCAATATATGCAAGAGTTTGTCCAATAGCACGCTCTTCTACTACTGTGGCTAAATCACGCTTAGCCTTTTCAGTAGCTTGAAAAACAAGTTCTCGTTCTGCTGGGTTAATACCCTTAGTGTATGAGGCAATCCACGCATCTTCAAAGCCTGACTTACGCATTTGCCTACGAATATCTAGCATTTCAGATACAACAATAGGCTGACGTGACATACGGGCGTTAGCCATACCCAGCCAGCGCCATCCATTTTCCATAAATGTTGCACCCATATTGCCTGTATTAGTTACAGGTACAAGTTGTGGTCCAATTACACTTCTTGGTAGATCCATATCATCTGCTGTGCGAAGATCATCTAATGATATCTTGCCAGATACTACATACTCACCATTGTCATCAAGGGTGCGAACCTTGTTGAGAAGATCATCATTAAGTATTGTAACGCCATTGGCATCTACTCTGCGTGTTTCAAATATTTTGCGGGTGCGATCATAAACAAGACGAGCGTGCTCATCAATACTGATACCCTTAGCCTTAAGAAGTGACTGGTTTACAATGTCTGGGTTTTTTCCAAGATAGGCACGGATTGCTGCAATAGCAGCCTCTGGGTTGTCAAGGTTTGCGACAGCCAAAGCACCTAGTTCATCATTAGAAACGTATGAAATGCGAAGTAGCCAGGAAACAAGTGATGCTTCATCCTGATTAGTTATACCAATAGTCTTAAATCCAAGAGTATTTGCATCACGACTGTATTGTTGTTTAGGACCGGTAATGCGTAGTTCTGCTGAACGTACTCCGTGCGCCTGGGTAAACCCTACTGCGCTAGTGAGAAAGTCTGATCCTGTAGCAAAGTTAAAGCCACCTTCTGAAATAACAGATAAGAAGTTCTCGATGTCGCCATAGATGATCTGTTCTGTAAGGAGTTCTACCGCTTCCTCGTTCATTGGCTTGCGACCTTGTGATTTCAGGAAGTTATTAACACGTCCTCTAGTAAGAGCACTTGCCATAATCTCACGTGTTTGACGGACGATATCAACATCTGTTTCTTTACGCAGTTGAGCAATTCGATTCTTTGCAGCGTTGATAGTTGCTTCGTCTGTAGACTCTTCGATTGTTTTACGAAGTTCTTTAATTTCAGCTTTGCTTGTAGTGAGTTTAAGATCAAGCGCCTTGATCTCATCTGCGTAGCGAGCAGCCTCGTCTTTATTAACAATACGCATAACAACACCTAGTGGACTATTTGCCAAGTTCTCAAATGCTCCAGCACCACGTGCTTCTTGCAATGAGGTAAGTACACGTGTAGTCAGACGACGGCTACTTGCAACTCCCCAAGGAGATACACCAATAGCAAGACTAATCATAAGATCTTCAACAGAGTTACGAATAGCATAACGTGGGCCAGCAAGAGTAAGGAATGACCAATATCCAACTGTCTTTTCAAGAAATGTACTATTTGCAATCGGACCAATAATCTTTTGTCCTAGTGTACTTCTTGCAGTAAGGCGATCAATGTCTCTTAGAGTTGGAACTGTAACTATGCTACTAAAGTCTGTAGCAAATGCACCGACTTCATCTAGTGCATTATCATTGTTATCAAATTTAGCCTTACCTTTACCTGCCATAGCACGACCTACGCTTTGGGTAGGTTCAGTTGTGTTGATGCCACGAATATCAGATATGTTAGCCATAATGCCATCAAAAAATTCTTTTCGCTGGCCTACATCATCAATGCCACGAAATACTTCTGCTGCTAACTTAGCTTCACGTTGTGGAAACACTAGGCGTGATAGGCGATAGATATACTCTGGTGCTTTAGTGTCAAGAAGATCAAACTGATTGTCCCTAAACATAGGTGCAATAGCAAAGCGTTGCTTAAATCGGTCAATACGGACACCAATATCTGCTGTAGAAAAACGCGCTACGCCAACTTTCTTGGTCTTATTAAGAGCGTCTACTGTCTCTACGATTTGTTCACGGCCTTCTGTGATGGCCTTATAGATACCAGCATCTGTTGCATCTTCACCAAAGAATGATGCGTTAACAAGAGCCGGTCCTACTTTATCAATGTTAAATATTCTATTAGCCGTAGTCAAAGTGGCAACTCTAAGTTTGCGAGCCTCTGTCATACGTGGCGCAATAATGCGGCGACGACCACCTGCGCCCGTAATCATCTCATCCATTTGTTTTGCATTGGAAAAAAATGCTTTGGCGGTAAGAACGTCTTCAATAGGCTCTGCCGCCTTATTAAATGTTTGAATAACTGCTGGGCCAAACTCAGGGGCAAGAGTCTTCATCTCTTCAATAAGACGAGCTTTGGTTACAGTATCTTGTACTTCATCGGCTTTGCGATAGGCTTTAAGTTTAGCGCCGTATTCATTCCAGAATGTAGCAGTCTTAGGCTGATCGAAGTATTTTGCAAATGCAACACCATCACGTGCTGCGCTACCTGCAATAACTTCTACTGAATACTTAGAAATATCATATAGTTTCTTTACTTTACCACCAACAATAAGTGGATCAGCAAAGATTCGATATGCAGCATCTACTGCTCCTGATACTGCCTTGTAGAAAAATCCAGATCCTTCGTATTTCTCAGGAATAAATAGGTTTGCTATGAAACGACCAGGTGAGTACTTAGCTGCTTGAACAGCATCCATTGTATCTTGAAAGAGATCTTGTTCTTCCTTTGTACCTTGGGTCTTATCGTAAAGTTTAAGATACTTAAGTTGCTGAGGTGTAGCCTCAGCAATAATTCTACCTTGATCTTCACCCGATGCAATACGTATAGCGATATCAACAGCAGTAGGATCAAATAGTTCCTTAGCACGTTCAATACGACCTGGGCTAAATACTTTGTCACCTTTATCGTTGGCTATATCCCAAGCCTCGTTAAGATTTACCTTTTGATCTCCTGCAACTAAAACAGTACGAGCAAGGCGTGTAGAAAAATCTGAAACATTCTGAAGTCCTGCAAGACCTTTACCTAACAGATCAACTACAGCTCCACCAGTATAGTTCCAAGCAGTAGATAGCCAACCTTCATCCGGTTTTTCAACTGGAGTTTCAGTGCCATATTGTTGCTTTAATGAAGCCTGTTGTGTAGGTGTATATTTAGCATACTGCTGTTGGGCTAGATCATTAGGAAGAGAAGTGAGTTGTTTGTGGGCCTTAAGGGACTTACTGTAAGCCTCAACCCTTTTTCTATCTTCTGCCGCCAACTTAGCTGCATAGGCTGCTGATGAAATATTATCAGCCATTAGTTACCTCGCGCTAGAGCGTTCTGATAAAGGATAGCAACTTCACCTGTATTGTCAAAAGGAATCATCTCAGCGAGAATATCTGATAGTTTGCGTTCTGCAAACTTTGATTGCATCATAAGTGCGCTAGATCCAGGGCCTGCACCCATATCAATACCTGCTGTTACAGGTTCTTCTGGACGTTGTGTTGGTTCATATAAACCAGTAACTGGTGTTTGGTCTGGACGTACTCTATCTCGTGGTGCTGATACTGCATCTGCTGTTTTGCTTAGTGGAGCACCAGACTTAATAGCCTGTGTCTCGACGCCTTCGCCGTATGCAATGGAACCCATCTCTAAATTATCTGTACGTGTGGAATACTTGCCAGGACCTGCTGGGCCAGCCAATGGATTCATTGGTGCTGTTGTCATCGGTCCTCCTCTAAAGTCTCTAGGTCTTGCGCCATTTGTTGCCACGCCTGATTAGTTTCAGTCTTATGGTTAGAATGGTAAATACTTAATTCATATAATGATTCAAAAAATCCTGATGCAACCTGCGAGAAGTTATATGCAGCTTCTGCAAGTATTACTATAAAATCAGAAGGGCGTATAGGACGACGTATTCTATTATTATCCATCGTCCTACACACCTTCCACTAAATCTATTAACCTTTTTTTACTGATGTGCCTTTGCGAGCTTTTGCCATCATTCCGAAAAAAACCTTGCCGCCTTTTGGCTTAGAGGTATCCTTCTTGCCTTCTACTGGCGTTGACATTGGCGCCTTAGCGCGTGATCCCTTGTTCATATTTACACCTCCCTCACTTATGCTGCGCCGGTAATACCAGCGAGTAGTTGTGCTATATCTGGACGTTGACCAGCAGCAGGGGCCGAACCAGCTTGTGTTTGTGTAGGTTGCTGCGAGGCAGGGGCGGGGGCCGCACCTGCTGCTGGAATCTGTTGCTCCATACCTGGTGCCATAGGTGGCATCTCTGGGGTTGGTGCTGGTACTGGTTCTGGCATAAACGCCTTTTCAATAATGTTTTCTAGGGCTTGTCCCTTTTGGCGACCTTGGATAACAGTTGCGATACGGCTGATAATCTGTGAAGGGTCTTGGCCTTGCGCCGCGAGTGCCGGTATCGCCTGAGCGTACTGAGCAACAGCAACGCGCAGAGAATCACGCATTTCTTCAATATCAACACGTTGTTCCTCCTGTGTAACGTTAAGATCCATAGGGATCTCACGACGTACATAGTCGCGTGAGACGAGTTTGTCTGAACGCATTTGTAGCAAAGCAATGATGGCACGGTTAGGGTCCATACCGGACATAATTCCGTAACGGACATCTACGCCATATTCACCCTTGATGTCGCGGGTTGGGATGTATTTAAGTACATAAGGTGTTCCGTCATCAGAACCCTTGATAGTCTTTGGAATTCCACCAAAGATTTTCTCATCTGCTTCAAAGCAGAGTGAGGTAAGTTCTGTAAATAGTCGAGCAAACTGTGCTTGTGCTGCCTTGATCTGTGTATCAAATCCAGCCTGTAGAGCTTGCACTCCACGACCTGTAACAACAGATGCGTCAATGTTACCTGAACGAGACTCTGGGTAACGAGCACCCATACGTAGTTCACGCTCTAGCACACCGGATTCTGTAAAGACTCCAGGTGGTAGCTCTAGTGGTACACGGCGAATACCTTGTGGATTAGCAGAACGCATAATTGCATCCGGTCCAAGAGCAAGTTCTTGCACATCTTGTGGGATAGCAATAGGCGCTTGGATAGACTTTTCAGCGGCTTGAATCTGCAAGATGGCAAAGCGAGCACGGGCCAGTTGGACTGAGAGTACATCATCAAACTGACCACGTGCTTCGCCATCTAAGGAGGAACGCATACACTTGCCAAGAACATTCGGCGTTGAGGATAGAACTAAGTTCTTACGCTCAGGTAGGTATAGCAGGTCCTGATCTTTATCGTGGTACTTGACCATTGATACATAAGGAGAGGATAGTTGGTACTGGTTACGACCTAGAATCTGCTCATAAAACTCTGGGTATTGTGATGCAAGTGATTCAGCATCGGTAACAATAACCTGGGTTACAGATAAGGTTCTGCCGTAACGGTCTAACTCTGGGTAAATTCCAAATGGATTGAGCATACGGATACGAGGATTGTTATCATCGTAATCCATCTCAACCATACCTACACACATACCGTAGGTGTTATACCAATCGGCTGCGGTGTACATCTGGAGTTGTAAATCAGAGTTTGATATATAGAAGTTAGCAATGCGTGTGCGAGTGTCTGCACCCTTACGTGCTGCATCAGAAACCATATTGGTTGCTGAGCAGTTAAAGGATGGCAATGGGGCCATTGCCTCAGCTAAGTCGCGTGCTGCTACGTCAATGAAGTTTGCAACGAGAGGCTTTGGATAGTCCTCTGAAAACATCGAAGGAAATACCTTGGAGATATCTCCTTGACGTACCGAAAGTACATCACGCAT